TCCCATCAGGGCCAATCCTGGTCATGCTCGTCTTGCCGTCTTGCGACGTTGTGAGGCTGGGCATGAAACCAGCACCCAAACGGTTCCGGTCGTAGGCGTAGCCGTTGGTGACCTGCATGTCTCGGCCGCCATTCTTCTCAATCATCGCGGCGATGCCCTTGCCGCCATTGAAAGCCACGTCAGCCTGGATCGCTTGCTCCGGAATGCCCAAGGAGCGGGCCAACTCTAGGATTCCGCCCCCCTGGCTACCGCCGCCAGTCGCTGGCATGCCGGCACTAGGCGCAGCCCCAGAAGATCCGCTAGCTCCCACAAAGCCAGCACCATGCCCCTGAGCCGAGCTGCCACCCATCAAGCGCTCAATCCACGCCTGCTGGCGGGCATCTTTCACAGACGCCAGCTTGCGCGCTTCGATCTCGCTCTCGTAGTTGTTCATCTGAGCCTGCAGAAGCTTCTGCTGCAGGTCGCCTTTGCGCTGCGAGTCCGCGTATTGCACAGCACTCAGCAGGCCCGGGCCGAACTTTTGCCCACTGCCTGCGGCAGCCAGCAGGCCCAGCCCCAACTGAGACTCAGGGCTGCTCAGGAAATCGAGTAGTCCAGCCATCACGCACCTCCGTCACCATAGCCATACTGATCGCGGCGGAACTGGTCCTGAGCTGCCTGGCGGCGCAGATACTCGATCTCTGCATCAGTCAGATTGCCCATGTTGCTCTCCGGCGCCTTTGGCTCAGGGATAGCTCCAGACGTGTAGGGGTTCAGCGCCTTGAAGTCAATCTGCCCGTAAGCCTGCCCAGGGTTCGTCCTCATCGTCGGGATCATGTCAGTCGGGCGAAGGCCGCTGGACTGCATGCCCTGGCCGGCGCCCTGAGTCATGTCCTGGCCTCCGCCGCTCATCAGGCCTCCAGCACCGCCCAGCGCGCCAGAGATGCCACCCAGAAGCCCGCCGTTTGTCAGCGGCGAATAGCCTTGGCCTGCCTGCCCCAACAGACCAGCCAGCGCGCCACCCTGGCCGCCGCCTGCCGCCTGTCCCATGCCACCCATACCAGATCCCATGCCGCGCTCTGGCCGCAGGAATCCACCCATCTCCGACCCAGCCGGCGCGCGCTGGTAGTTCGAGTTCATCAGGCGGTTGGCGAGCGCCATGCCGGAGGGAGCAATGTTCTGCCGGTAGTTGTCGATGTCGCCGTACAGGTTCTGCAGTGACGTCTGCTGCAGCTGGTTGAATGGGTTCTGCTCATAGTAGCCCTGAAGGGTCTGCCCCTTCTTGATTGAGTCAATCAACGGCTGCTGAGCCGGCCCCCAGGGCTGTTTTGTCTCCGTAGTTTGCTTTCCGCCGCCGCTGTCACTCAACAGGCCACCGACCAGGGCGCCTCCGATTTGTCCGATTGCTGATGGCATGTCAGAGGTCCTTTTCTACTGAAACTGCTTTTATCCGGTAGCCAGGTCGACGGCGAGTCATGCCGCGACGCACTTCGGCCACCACCTGCCTGCATCCAACGGAGCGCCCCCAGGCCTCCATCTCATCCACAAGCTCGTTGTTGTACTTGCCAGCACTGGCGACAAGATGCAGGACGCGGCACGCCTTGCCTTCAATGACCTCACTGATAGCCCAGTAACCGTCATGCATCCAAAGCTGCGCCAAGTCTCCCCTGCAACGCTCCAGCCACATCTGTGCAGTGTCTGTGTGCGTGCGTCGGAAAGCAGGCTCCAGAGCATCGGCCGCCTCAGCAGGGATGGTGTGGGGAAGGTAGTGCATCAGCCCATCGTCCCCCAGCCATTAGTCGCACCAATGAACCCATCAAGCCCCGTTCCATTGGTGTTGGCAGCGTTCAGAGCGGACTGATTGCCGGGAGATGTGCCCCACAAGCCGGAAAGCTGGCCGCCAAGCTGCGCCCCACCAAGTGCGCCCAAAAGAGGGTTGCCTTGTGTGTTTGTGCTGCCTGTGGTGCTGCCGTAGCCATTGCCAATGCCGTTGAACATATTGGCGAACTGGCTCCAATAGTTCATCGGTGTGTTCTGCACATTCGTCCCAGCCGTCAACCCGGTCTGGTTGTTGCCCATCAGGTTGCTTTGGGCGTTGTTTGCAAGGTTCCAGCCCTGCATGGCCCAGCTGTTGTTGTCGTTGTTGATCTGACGGTCCAGGCCGGCATATCCGAGGCCAAGATTCCCCAGGCCGAGGTTGTAGCTGTTGGCAGCGTTGTAGTAGCCCAGATCGTTGTTGCGCCGGCCCAGGTCATACTGCATGCCGGAGTTGAACCCCTGTGCATTGAGTTGCGCCAGGCCATTGCCGATCTGCTGGTTCAGGTCGTTCGTGGCATTAGCCTCCATGACCCCTTGCCGGGAGCCGCCGTAGCCACCAGAGGCCGCAGCAGCGCTGGAGATGCCGGGCAACACACGTGTGTTGAAGTTGTCCGTCATCTGCTGCGTCATGGCCTTGCCAGCCGCGTCTAGATAGGGCTTGGCTTGGTCGAAGTAGTTGCCGGCATAGCCCCCACCGGACGAGCCGCCATAGCCGATTTCTCCACCACCCCCGCCACCGCCACCACTGGAGGTCGTAGGCGCTTGCGGGTTCGTGAAGTCCAGACCCTGACCGTTGTTGCCGACATAGAACGAGTTGACAGTGCCGTTGTCGTCCCAGACGTGCTTCCAGCCGTTTACGAGTTCTTCTCTTGCCATTTTTCACCTCATCCAAGAAAGCGCCAGGCGCCGGCGCGGCGACCATAAAAGCCAGACCCGCTGCCCGGGTTCCAGTCCGTGCCATCAGCAAGCACAACAAGGCCCTCGAAGAGCTTTGCAGGCTCCTTGTGCAGCGTCTGCAGGTAAGCGAATGGGGCAGATCCTTGCAGTGCGGTTTGCAGGTTCTGCAACTCTTGCTGCAGAAACTGCGGGATCTGCGCCGGGTCCTGCGGGACATTGCGCGGCGTATACATCAGTACCTCCCTCTCGGGACGAAGTCCACATCAAAGCTCTGGAACCGCCACGGCTGGTTGTCCAGGGACGTGACTCGCAGCGCCAGAAACCGCCCGTTGGCGAACGTGTCTACCTGGCCATATGCGTTTTGACCGACCGTGTGCACCACAGCAGGGGACCATTCGACCGCCTGCTCCGGACTCATCTGTGCGCCGACTTCGATCTGCAGCATCACGTTCGAAGGGGCCTGTACGCGGAACCGCAAGCCGCGGATCAGCTTCACCGTGTCCGTCGAGTCAAGCGCAAGGCCCGTCCGCTCGATGAAGCTTGTGTAACCAGCGCCGTTGATCGTGCCGGTGATGTCCACGGCATTGATCACAGGGGACTGAAACGACATCAGCAAGCGTTCTTGAGCTGGAGAGAGTTCATCCTCACTCCATGCCTGTACGGCGTCGTCCCAAGCGTAGTTCTGCGAGTCCCAGGTGTTGGTTGTGGCCGCGTCAAGCTGCCCCACTGCTGCATAGGTGGCGTTGTTGAGCCGGCGGATGGACCATGTGTTTTCGTCCCAGTTCCAGACGGCAGCCAGCGTGCAGCGCTCTGCGCCAAGTTCCGGGAAGCAGACCCACACCTCTTTGTACGGGGGGTTCGTCACGACGAAAGACCGAGCGCGGTTCGCACTGTCGATGCTCTGGAACAGCCACTTGCGCAGTGTTCCGTTGATGATCGACCTCGGTCCTTGGCCGGCATGCAGGATCACATCACCGTGGGTCAGAACTACATGGCCGAGCGGGGTTTGAGCAATGCATCCTCGGCCCAGCGCACCTACAGACCCCGGCAGGCGTTGGAAAGAAAACACGTCCATGCCGCCAGTGGCACGCATGGCATACATGCTGTTCTCCTTGTAGATGATGTTCACATCGCCTAATGGCAACTGATCGATCATCAAGCTAGGCTCTTCTGCAAGATCCAGCTCGCCTGCAAGTTTCGTCTTGTCGTTCTGATCCCAGCTTTGCGGGACTGCCCCAGGCACTGCTGCATCGGACCACTTCACCATCTGCGAGAAGCGTGTTGCAGGCGTCCCCGGCTTTGTCACATCCAGCGCGACAAGGAAGTTCTTGAATGGCCGGATGGATGCAGCCTTCATGCCGGCAGTCCATCCAGGAAGAGGCAAAAGTAAGCCTGAGCCACCCCAATACCACGGCGCGTCAACACCGTTGTTGGCGATCAGCACCCCGTTGAGCACACCACCCGTGAAGCGGTCATCGACACCGCCAGTCGGCGCGACTGTTGGCGTGATGTCGGTCCGTGTCGTCCCATCATCAGCAAAGACCTTTGCAGTACCAGCATGGACCCAAAACCGCTTTCCACCCTGGTAGAAAGGCTGTAGCCAGTATGGGGTGACAGAAGGGGTCGCGAAGACCTGCAACTCACCCTTCATGCGCTCCAGGCCGCCATTGCGGAACCTCATGTTCACGCAATCTGACCAGGCATTGATCGGCAGCTCCTGTGGCTGGACATCCTTCACAACCCCAACCTTGCCGAGATCAAGGAACGTCTTGTTCATGGCAGTTCTTCGGCAAGAATCGGATCGCCCAGGATCAACGCGGGATCAATGTCATGGCCTGCAGCTTGCAGCTTCGCCAGTCCAGCCGGCAGTGCCGGGTTGTCCAAATCGATGTATTTCCTGACACTTGCATCGCGCACCACAGCGCGAACCTCTGGCGACTCATCCGCAAGGATGGCGTACTTGGCTGCGCCAAAGCGGTCATAGAAGGCGCCAACACTGATGTACCGGGGCGACTTCGGCGCATCGTGCTCATCCTGGGTTGCGCACACACGCCACATGCCAGGGAATTGCTGTTCGGCAACCTCTGGTGTGGCAATGATCGTGTTGTTGACTTCGCCCGAAGCATTGAGGATTTCAATCCGCATTTCAGGCCTCCTTCAGAACCAGAATGACGAGGCCGGCCGCGCCGGCACTACCGCTGGTGCTACCGGCGCCAGATGCCATACAGGAGCCGCCAGCACCGCCATTTGCGGCCAGCGGTGTCGTATTGGTGGTGCCCGGTTGACCATTGCCACCCGGCCCGCCCATGTACCCAGTGGTGACAACGGTCGAACCATTTGACGAGCTACCACCACCAGGGCCGGCGGAGAGTGCGCCGGTGCCACCGCCACCAAAAACGTCCAGTCCCCATTGCGACGCGACGTACTGCAGCAGTGGGGCTGGTGACGCCTGTTGAAGTTGACCAATGAAATTCGGCCCAGGAACGGACACAACACCAGAATTAGAGTCCACACCAGGACCGCCTGATCCGCCGCCTGTTGGCACCGCCGCCGCAGCGCCGGAGCCTGTGACAGATCCTCCTTTGCCGCCCACTCCTGCCCCTGCAGACCGCTCTCCTGCGCCTGTGGTGTTGATGTCGCCGCCAGCACGTTGAGAGGGCATGGTTTGCAGAATGCCAACTGCTCCGCTGCCGGCAACCGCGATCACCGAGGATGTTGCGATCACAGAGCCACCAGGGCCACCCTCAATATGGACATCACCACCAGTGCCGCCAAAGCCACCGCGCGGGCCTGTTGCGGGTTTTGTGGTGCTGGCCACAGCACCTCTGCCGGCCTTTGCAATGATCGTGCGGCCAGCAATGACACACTGGCTGTCACCGCCATTGTTGCCGCTGACTCGCACAGCGCCCGACGCAGTGACTGCAGCGCCACCAGCGCCGATCGTCACAACAGCCGTATCACCGCCTGCCACCGTGATCCCATATGCGAAGGCGCATTCGCCTGTCGATGCCCCAGAGACAAAGCCAGTGCCGCCAGCAGCGCCGCCACCACCGTGGCCGCCAATAACCAGCACATCGACCTTGCCGCGCTGCGGAAACGTCACCGTTTGGGACTGCGAGACCATGTACATGGCGAGAACGCCACCGCCCCCAGCGCCTCCACCGCCGCCGAAGAAATCAGAATAGAAACTGCTCATACAAATCCCCCTGTGGTGGCATCCCACCGTACATAGCCACGCACGTTGTCACCCAGCAAAGACATAACGCCAGGCTGCCGGCCGAAGAGGTTGCGAGTACCCCAATCCAGCGAGTTCTCGGATGTGACTGAGACATGGACAAAGCCAAAGGTGTCGCCATCCTGGAAAGTGGCCGGCAGCGTGAACGTCTGCCCCGTGCAGTTCAGGATGTTGAGCTTGCCGATCTGCAGCACGCCACCGACCGTGTGCGTGACGGTCGTCAGTTGCGGCCATTGCCAGCTCGCGTTTGCGCCATCAGTGCCGATGAATCGGCCTGCGTTACCGGTCTGGCCAGGCAGCGTGCCGGCAAGGCCAGTTGCGGCCACAAACGCCGTGGTGGCCACGTTGTCTGTCGCGTCGCCCGTGGTGCGGGTCGGAGCGCGCAAAGTGGCCGGCGTGAAGTCGTGAGCACCACTCCACGCCTGGCCAGCAATTGCGCCCTTGCTGTTGATCTGCGCCTGCACATCGCCACTAACCGTTGCCAGGTATCCCTGGATGGTTGGCGTCAGCGGGCCGACGGTGGTTGTTGATGGAAACACATGGGTGCCAGTCCACGTCTGCCCGGAAATCGCCCCTTTTCCATCAATCTGAGGCTGGATCGCAGACGTCACGCCAGTCACATAGCTCAACTGGATGTGCGAAGCTGTGACCGCTCCAGCAACGTTCGGGAACGTGGTCTTGACGGCCCCTTTGAACATCCTCAGATGCCCGGCGCCCTCGCGCACGAAGTCAGTCTGCGGGGGAAGAGTCGCATTCAGCTGGTTGATATAGGTGGCGTTTTCGACAGTCATGTCAATTCACCGTCCTTACTCGTAGCGCGGTTCCGCTATGCACGGCCATATCGTCGGCATCTTGGAGAGCCTTGATCTCCTGCGTCGCTTTGGATGCCCAGATCACGGCTCGTTCGTCGTTGATCATGAAAAGCTCGGCCTCGGACAGCGCGCAAAACAGGTAGATGCTGGGATGGTTTTGCAACAGCCAATTCGCTGTGTTCACGTCTGACAGCGGGGCGAACCGCGCGTAGTACGTGACATCGATGTTGTAGACGCCATCAGGCACCGGGCCGAGCAGCAACTGATTGCCTAGCAGCGTGTACACGCCGGGCATGGCTGTGTAGTTGGCCGGGTATTTGGTGTCCAGGTGCTCGATTGGGACGAACGTCAGTTGCCGTGGCTCGCCGCCGTCAAGCGTGATGTTCTCGGCCTCAAGGTAGTCGTCTGGGAGCTCAACGCCTTGCACGCCTCCAGTGGTGACAAGAGTCACTTTTGCGATCTGCTTGCGCAGCCTCAGATCACGCGCAATCCTTCCCTCCGCCAATGCGATGAAGTCAGGGATGTTCGTGGTTAGGTCGGAGCGCTTGAGCCAGCTCGCGATGGATGCCTGCAGGCCCGCGTAAGTTGTGAGGCTCATATCCGCCCCTTCCAGACCCGAAAAGAGCCCAATGCAGGATCGCTGAGCATGCGGCGCTTGAGCTCTGCAGAGCGGCCCAGGTCCTCGTATCGCACGCCGTTGTCATTGCACCATTTCTCGATCACAACGACCGGAATGGAGGCAGCCAGGCGCATGTCCTTGGAGCCGTGCATGCCCTCGTTGTGCAGAGCCTTGCTGCGCTCCAAAATGGACTCGCAGTCCTGCATGGTGCCGGTCGTCAACGAGCCATCGCCATTCAGCTGGACTAGCGTCTTGACGCCGTTTCCTTGGTCGATGACGGTCCGCATCAGGCCTGCTCCAGCGGAGTTACGTTGACCTGGCCAGCAGCCGTGCCCTGGATGTACGCGATGTGCGTGATGCCGTTGGGCACATGCAGGATCACGGAATCGGCTGGCTGCACCAGGATGTCATTTGCCGTGGCAACGACAGTCGAGATGCCCAGCTTCACGTAGCACTCATTGCGCGCGGCCACACGCACATAGCGGGGTCGATTGCCGTCCGACGCCACAGGAATAGCCGTAGCAGCCGAGGAAGCGCCCGTGGCAGCGCTGAAACCCGGCATCGTGATCGTGACGAAACCGGCGCAGTAGATTTGCGACATGAGGATCTCCGACGCTTCTCAGCGGTGAGAGAAAAAGGAAGGGGCCGCAGCCCCTGCGATCAGTTGGCCGGGGCCAAAGTCACGGTGACGTTGCCGACTGCCGAGGTGGGCGTGCCGGTCAGGTCGAAGAACAGGCTGTCGCCTGCTGCAATGACCAAGTCCGTAGCCGTCGTGGACAGCGTGAGCGTCTGCACCGCATTGGCCGTGCCGACCAAGTTGAACGTGCCCGTATGCAGCGCAGTGCCAGACGTGCCAGCAGTGCCGGAGGACACTTTGCGCATCACTGCAGTACATGCGCCACCCGTGCCGGCCACATCGACGCGGCCACGAATGCCCTTGACGATGTACGCCCGGTCAGCCGTGAAGAACGACGTATCGGCGATGGTCGCTGTGTAGGCCAGCGGGGCGATCTCGAAACCGCCATCGCCGCCAGTTGCATCACCCACGAGGCCCACGGAGCCATCGGGGTTTTGTTTGAGGTTCACACCCATGTTCTCTCCTTGATGGAGGGGCCGAAGCCCCGCCGTTGATTACAGGATGTCGTACACCGCGCCGTGCGCCTTGGGGGCGCGGCATTCCAGTGTGTACTCAACGATGATCTGTTGAGCATCGCTGTCGCCGGTCTTGGCGATGTCGGTGGTCTGGAAGGGGCGAAGGTAGGCCACAGCCAGCTTGTCCGACTGCAGCAGGAACACGTCGCGCGTGGCCATGAAGCGGTTGGGAACAGCCTGGATCGTGCCGAAGTCGGACACGTAGTAGTCCACCGAGGCGTACAGCTTGGAGTCCTCCGACTTGTCCATGCGCGTCGCGTTGCCGGTGAACGTCGAGAACGTCTGCTTGGCAGCGGGAGGCATCATGATCGTGTCGGGCTCGCCGCCAGCCGTGAAGCACTTCTGCAGCACGTCCTTCACTTGCGACTCCACGAAAGCGCGTTGCGTGCCGGGGGTGTAGCCGGTGTTGGCCACGTAGTCGGCCAGAGTGCCGCCGTTGCGGTTCACGTTGTCCACCACCCAGCCACGCAGGCCGCGCGACTTGCGGGGCGACGTCGCCGCCACATCGCTTTGCGTCAGGTCCAGCTCCATGTCGCGCTTGATTTCCAGCGAGGCCAGGGACAGCTGATATGCCAGCTCGTCCTTGCGGCCTGCGGGGTTCATTGCGCGCTGGGTGCCAGACACACGCACAGTCTTCGTGCTGATCTGCGTGCGGTTGTTCAGGCGCACGGTAGGCGTCACGGTCTTTGCAGCGGCGTCATCACCTTCCACTGCGGCATTGGACGCGGCTGCTGCCAGGTCCTGGGTCTGCCATTCGTGCAGGGTGTTGGTCGCCTTTGCCTTGGACGCCATGTTCAACGTCGGCGTCTGGGTCGGGCTGATGCGATAGATCACATCGGTCAGGTCTTCACGGTTGCCGATGGCAGCCGTGGTCAGGAAGGTTCCGCTGGGTGCGGCCATAGTGGGTCCTTTCAGCGTCTCTCGACGTTAGAAATCAAAGAAATTGGGCGAATACTTGAGCAGCGTCTTCAACACGCCCGGTCTTCGAAAGCTTCTGGAATGCCGCAGTGCGACGGTCCAGGTTGGGATTGGCGCCAGAGCCCGGCTGCTCCACCTTGGTAGGTAGGTTAGCAACCCTCTTGGTCGCGGCATCTGCCTTCGAGATCATTTGGTCGTAGAGCATTGCCTTGCGAGCAATGACCACGGCACGCGAGTCGTTCACGCTGTTCACCGCGTCAGCGTCGTAACCCTGGCCAAGCAGATAGTCACGAATCGCCGCGCTTTCGGCCTTTGCTTTGGCTTCGTCCTTCCATTCAGGCAACTTGTCAACAAGCTGTTGGTGCTGCTCCGAGAGTAGGCGCTGATAGCCCTGTCGCTGGTCGGCCTGGATCGCTTGGGCGACGCGCTGTTGCTCCGCATACACCTGCTGCAGTTGAGCTTGCCTCTGATCCATGAGGTGCTTCTGACGCAAGGCTTCCTGCGGGTTTTCAGCGATCAATCGGTCCCAATCGATCTGACTTTGAGACTGCAGTGCAGCCTCCGCTTGAACCCGCAGGTTGTGCAGGTTCTGAGCGTACTGTTGGCGCTCGTAGTGAGCGCGCTGGGTCTCTGCTTCAGCGGCCTTGCGCTGCTCAGAGACCTCCATCGTCTTTTTGGTGTAGTCCTGCTGCCGCTGATAGCCGTTCTTGAGCTCGGACAGCGGGATTTCCACCTCTTTGCCGTCGATCTTGACCGTGACCATCTGGTCTTGCGGCTCGGCCGAGGCATTGGGGTCGGTTTGCGCAGGATCTTGCTGCTCGGCAGGCTGATTGGCTTCCGCAGCAGGTTGCTCGCGCTCCTGTTCAGGCTCTGCATCGAGCACCTGGCTGAAAGCTTGGGCTGCAGAGTCAAGGTTCAACGGCTGGTTGGATTCCGTGGTCGGATTGTCCATCTACATCTCCTGGGGGCGCATCACTGCGATACCCAAACACACAACGAACAAGGCCGGTTGCGCTTCGGCTAGATCGATTCAGGGCCAACATTGACCTTGATCGGCCAGTCAGCGTGGATCACTGGATCAACAGGTGCTGGGTGAGTCACGGTGTTGAAGCTGCGGCCACTGTTCGCGGCCTTTTCCTTCACTCGGTCAACGAATCCCAGCCATCCTTCACGCGTTGGCGCAGGCTGCGGTTGTGGTTCAGGTCGAGCTCCGCTATCTGCCCGTCCTTCATCGTCGCTTCCAACTGCGTCCGCACCTTCTTCAGCAGCGTTAGGTACGTCCACAACTTTTCGCGGCCTTCCGCGTCGCGGGCTGGTGATTTCTTCCATTCTTCAATTACCTCCGACTCGATGGCCTCAAAGGCGCCGGAGAATGCTTCGTTCTCCAGCACCTCACGCGCCCGGTTTGCGTCATAGATGCGCTGTTGCAAGCGCTCGTCAGGAACTCTCTCCACCTTCGTCCCCCAGGGCCGCGTCTGCAGCGTTGTCCATCTCTTGCGTTGCCAGTGCCTTTGCCTGCATCTGCGCGGCGATAAGCTTGGCCTCGTTGTTCATGTGCGCCACTTGCAAGGCCGTCTCTTGCTCAAGACGCGCCTTCAGCTCAGCAAGCTGCATCTGCGCCTGGATCTTGAACTGCTCGAGTTCGCGCTCCATGCTCATCTTCAGCTGCTGCTGCTGTGCCTCGGCCTCCTGGCGGTTGCGGTCAACCTCGGCCTGCATGCTCATGCGCTCGCGCTCCAGTTGGAGCTCTGCCGCCTTGGACTGTTGGTCCGTTTGAGCCTTCAGCTGGGCCTTCATCGTCTCGACCTGGGCCTGTATCTGGGCTGGGTCAGGCTGAGGAGGCTTGGGAGGCTGCGTAGACGGGTCCACAAAGAACTTGTCGGGGCTCTTGAAGCCCACAGCCTTGGTCAGCTGCGCCTGCGTCTCGTAGACGTTCTTCGGCGTTGCAGTGCCAATCTGCAGGCCAAGCGTTTGCTGCTGGCCGATCATCATCAGCTGCTGCACAAGCTGGTCCTTCGAGCCAGTACCCAGGCCAACGTTGATCGTCGCGTTGAAGCCCCGGCGCCACTCACGGGGGCTCACCGGCACCCATTTGCCGCGCAACTTCACCATGTCCGCTGTCTGCTGGTACTGCGAGCACAGTTTCAGCATCAGGCGGAACAGCTCACGGAAACCATCAGCGTAGTTCCGTGCGATCAAATCAAGGCGCATGTCGGCGCGGTTGACGATCTGATTCACTCCTGTGGCTGTCTGGTTGAGCGAGTCGCCGTCCGAGCCCTGGTTGTAGCGAGTCCAGCCCGTGGAGTCCTCCTGGAACCCCTTCATGTACTCCATCATCTGGAGATTCAGACCAGAGTTGCCAGTGCCTTGGTCAAGTCGCCCAGCCATACCAGCAGACTTCATGCGGACCACGCCGCCAGGGCGAGAGGTCAGCAAGTCATCCAGATTCACCTGGCCTTCAACAGCGAAGTACCGCCCGTTGACCTCCAGATTGTTGTTGTCCAGTTGATTGCGCAGCAGGATCGTGTTGATGCGTTGGCCTTCGAGAGCCAAGTCGGCCACGGACAAGCCAAAGAACTTGTGCGGCATCGGAACGGGCGTGATTGACACGAACGGCGCCACATCGCACACCTCGTTTTCGAGGATCTGATTGCCTGCCCGCACCACCTTGCGCAGCTCTGCAATGCCGTCACCGTCATAGTCACAGCGGATGTAGCACTCAGTGACCCAGACCTGCCTTTGAGACGTGTCCATTGACTGGACGTTGTCCATCTGCAGATAGGCCATCTCGTCGTCCCACGACAGCCGCTCGATGCGCTCCATGTTCAAACTTGCGGCCTGATCGTCGCTGGTGATGCCGTCCACGTTCTTGTAGCCCATGGACTTGAGCTCAGAGATCGTGCGCGCAACGCGATGGCCGACGAAAGACGCATCCTCGATGGACTTTGCTTTGCGCGAGATCAGGAACTCTTCAGGCGGCACGTTCTCGACGCGCACCCGTCCGCCCTTCTTCACCCGCTTGCAGACCACGTCCCACAGCATCTTCGGCGGCGTGGCCTGGATCTGCTGCATTTGCCCCTGGATCTGGGGGATGGCCTGGGCCGCCTGCTGATTGCCTTGTTGTGCAGCATCCAGCGCCTGATCCATCTGCTCCTGCAGCTTCTCCAGGGCCTTCGTGCGCTGCTCAGCATCCATCTCGTCTGGGTAGGACTTCTGCTCTGTGACCTCGACCTCTTCGTCGTCCAGCAGTTGGGCCAGCTCAACGTCATGCAAGCCGATGTAGTCCTCGCGGGTCTCATCCCAGCGCGTGTCCCACCAGACCTTCACGATGCCGTTTTTCGACAGCAGCGCGTCCTTCATCCAGTTGTAGACGACACGCTCACCGTGGTTGCGGACGAACAGCAGGTAGTTGAGGTAGTCCGTGGCCTGCTCGGCCATTTCCTCATCGCCCTGCTTCGTGGGCTCGAACTCCACCACCGTGTCGCCACCGCAGAACTTCACCATGAGTTGCGGGAGCATCGACTCGATGGTGTTGCGCACGTCGGGCGACACCACAGACGAGCGGCCGTCCACCTCGGGCGGCGAAAGGTCGAGCTTCGCTTCACCCAGGTAATAGACCATGGCCTTCATGCGCTGGTTTGCCAGCTTGCCGGACCAATAGCCGACGGCCAGGCGCATCTCACTGTCTGTCAGTGCGCGCAGCTCGTCTTCTGTCATTCGTTTTGCCATAGTTCAGGGGCGCTTCTCAGCGTTGCCTTCTTGCGCATCCCTGGCTCGACCCCATTGCTCAAGCAAACGGGCGCCTTTGGTGCGGCGATCATTCAAACGGTCACCACTCATGCGAACAGCGTCCTCATATACGTCAGCCGGGATCGGGTACGTGCCGAAGTTCCCAACATAGACAGGGACACCTGCTGTTTTATGCATGGCTCAGTCTCGGATAGTTCAGTGGTTTGGATTCGCGCGGCTCTTCATAGGCCACGCACATCAGCCCGAATGCATCAGCACCGTGGCTCGACCAGTCGTGTTCTGGGCCAAGGCCGATGCCGCGCTGTTCGTCTCGCTTTTCGTGATACCAGCCCAGTGCTTCAAGGCCCGGCTGAGTCGTGGCCTCGTTGAACCACATCGATCCGAACAGACGCCTGCCAGCCTCAATGCGGGCCTTCGCTGCCCCCTTGCCCTGGTTCGGCACGACAGTGACCGTGTAGCCCGCCTGCCTGAGCGCGGACTCGTAAGACACGTCATGCACCTTGTCTTGAGTTGCGCCATCGTGTGGCAGCCAGATCTGGGCCTTGTCGTAGCCGCGTTCGCGCATCCAGTTCAGGTGCGACGACAGCGGCTGCCCCACTTGCTCGTAGTAGTCGAGCACTCGGATCTCTTTGCCGACGAACTGGGCAATCCACATCGCGAAGGCGTCAGCCCTGGCACCTGTGCCGCCGATGTCCACGAATGCCCGCAGCGTCATCAGCGGGTCAGCCGGTACACGGCCAATCCTGTTGTCCTGCCGCGCCTTGACGATGTGCGATGCAAAGTACGCACCCTCGATCACCGTGGCGTAGTCGCCTTCCCAGATGTGCGCGTACTGCTCTGGCCGCTCAGCCAGGTCACGCAGCCGCACACGCTCAAGTAGTGCGGGAAACTTCGGGTTGTCCTTCCAGTTGCAGCGCACGTACTTCATGCGCGGATCGCTCGACCCCTTGAACCGCTTCTCGACCGGCGCGCTTTTGCGCTTCGGGTTCCATGTCACCCAGAGCTCAGCATTCCAATCAGTGCCTTCCTCCCGCAGCGTGGGAATCAGCGTTGTCCAAGCCTCATCCGTCACAGGCTCGGCTTCATCCACCCAGCACAGCAGCAGGCGCCCCTTGGACTTGATTGAAGCGATGTTGCGGTCCAGACCAGCAAACGCGAACGTGATCCGCCCGTCACGGCTTTTGATGTACTTGTCGCCCACGTCATAGTAGGCGGCGAGCCATGGCTCATCCTCAATCGCTCGCTTGCACTCTTCTAGAGAGCTGTCCTCAAGCGAGTTCATGAACTGCCGTGCACACAGCAAAATGCCAGTCACACCTGCCTTGCCGTACTGATAGCCCTTGACCGCAGCCATCTTGGCGAAGCTGCGCGTCTTTCCAGACCCACGGCCACCATCACACGCGCGCACGTCCGCCTCCCCAGAGAACAGCTCAATCAGCTTCTCAGGGATGGCAATCTGCGCAGTGGTCATTTCAGGGGGACTAGCTCAACTCTCGTAACGGTCTCGACTGGGCCGCCATTGGCGCCAACAACCTCCTGGGTCACCTTGTCGCCGTATTTCTTCGGGGCCATCTTGCTGGCCACCCATTTGCGCGCATCCACACGCAGCTTGTTGCGGGCGACTGCCGTGGCATCGAACACCACCTCGGTGTTCCCGTCGCCATCGTCATCTCGCGATCCATGCTTCTCGGCCCGGACCATCGTGCATTCCTCGTCGGCGATCTCAAGCATCTCTTCGACCAGCTTGTCGGCCTGAGCATCACGCGCGCATGCGTATTGCTCTCGGAAAGCCGTGTTCTCAGGCCTTCCGAGCCATCGCATCACAGTTGCCATGCTTGGCATCTTGGCATCCGTGCAGATCTTGCGGAGGGACTCTCCTGCTGCTATCCGATCACAGAGCTTTGCTGCGATGTCTTCATTGAATGTGCTGATGCGGCCCATGCTGCCTCTACATTGCCAGCGCTTTGTCGCAAGCCCTGATGTTCTCTGCCATTTCCTCAAGCAAGGCTTCAGCCTGGCCGCGCTTTGCGCCAGACAACGTGGTGAGTTTCTTGCTGAGGATCTGCACAAACTGTTGAGCCCTCCGCTTTGCCTTCAAAGCATCCGGCTCTCCACCTTTGGACAGGTTGGTCAAGTTCCAGAGCCCGATCCTTGCGATCTCCTGCTTCTCGAAAACGTATGCCTCAGCTTCTACATCGAATCGCTGCACGATGCGCCTTTCGACCTCTAGGCCATCCATCCATATTTCGTGGATCAGTGTTTCCTTCGGAGAATTCGCAAAACGCAACTTCTTGGCATCACGCTCATGGTGAGCCACTCTGCCCCCAGAGCCCTTCCCCACATAGAACACCGTCCCGTTCCTAGGATCGATGAGGTGGTAAACGTAGAAGGCCATGGTGGTCTCTGTTGGGTGCAGGGCTAAGCACTCGAAGGAGGAGGGCTTGAGGGGTTAGTGCCGCCCTGCGGAAATGGTTAGGAGGCGAGCTTGTCGAGCAGCCGGAAGCCCAGCAGCGGCCAGATCTTCTGCACGGCGTTCTCGCGCGCGATGCGGCGGCCGATGGCGGCGTCGAAGTTCTCGGGGGACGCGCAGGCCGACTCGCCTGTCACGGTGAAGCCGTTCCGCAAAACCAGCACACAGAAGGTCACCAGGCCAAGGGCAGGTGGAGGAGTCGTATCGCCGACCACAACCAGGCCACGCCGGAGACTCGCTTCACCTGCAACGCCCTCCGCCGCAGTGAAATAGTGCTCGCTGATGATCTCCCGCTGGATGTCGTCCGGCGTGACGCGCGGCGCAGTTTTCCCCTTGGCCTGGATCTCTTGCTCGATGGATTCGTCGCTCATGGATTCTCCAAATGCAAAAAGCCCTGGCCATTTCTGGTCAGGGCTTTGGTGTTGTTCCTGGGGCCTTGCACCCAGGTGGCTTGTCGCGGCTTTCACGCGCTGCTGGCTGCCGGTGCTGATCTCCGGCTTGCAGATGGCGTTGTCTGCAGCATACCCACGGTGTGTCCTTTCGGCCTACCGCCGCGCATCAGCCTGCGCTTTAGCCATCATCCTTTGTTGCTCGCACCTATCCCGGCGCATACCGGGACGTTCTAGTGCTATTGCTAACGGTCACCGCAACGTTACCACACTCATTTTCGGATTGCAACTGGCTTGGCGCGATTTTTCAGCATCGCCCGCGCGCCGTGGACCATCTCGTTCAGAGCGTCCATCGTGATGCCCAGAAGTTTTGCGGCACCCTTGGGATTGCTGGCATACACGTACCACCAACGGACGGCATGGCGGTGCTTCTCGGGCAGGTCAGCGACGAGCTTTTCTATCGTGTGAGCGTCCAGGCTGTTGACTGGCATGCTCCCCAATGGCGCGGCCTCGCTGGCCTCCTTCTGCTTGAAGAACCGCCACATTGGGTGAGACAGAGCGCCGTTGCCGTTCTTGGCCCACCGTGCCCAGTTCTGCAGCCTCAGGTGGATTTCTTCGTGCTCGGCCTTGATCAGGTTGTAGTCAACGTAGGCTTTCATCAGCATGTGGGCTCCTTCTTTGCTTGCTTGTTCAGTGCTCGGTAGTGGTCGCGGATAGAGATCAACTCTTCTCTGGTCCATTTGCGCGGCTGGTTATCAGACTCAAGTGCTTCCACAGCCTCCAGCCCAATGCGGGCCACAAGGCCAATGCGGTAGTCAACAGCACGGCCAGCACCCCAGCGGTTGCAAACCTTGCGCTGGGCATGAGCATTCCTCTCGTCAAATCGGAGATGGGACGCACTTCCCGTGGAGCGGTAATGCCCGCAGTCGAACGCGCCACCCACTTCTCCTGCGCCCAAAGGTAGGCCGCAGCAAATACAAGGCTTCTCACGGTCCCGCTCCCTGATGAATGCGTTGAATGCAACTTGGGCCTCCTTGACCAGATCAGGAATGGTCTTGATGGCCTCCTTGCGCCGGCGCGCCTCAGCCTTCTCGACTTTGGCAGCGGCTCTGGCCTGCTTCTGTCGCTTGCGCTCTGCCTTGGCGCCCTCGGCTTCGGCGTACCCGGCGATGCACTGCGGATGGATGCGCTGGCCAGGTTCCAGCTTCTGGCGGCAGTGGGGGCATAGGGTGCGGCGGAATCCCATCAGAGCCTCCACTTCCTGCGGAACTCTTCAACCTGGCGGCGGCTGGCCCGGATGCCATCCCAGAGGCTGATGAGCCACCAGCCAATGGCGAGCACAAGCAGGATGGTGGGCGAGCAGATGAGCAGAAATGCAGCCATCACTTCCCCTCCAACAGGTCATAAAACGTCACGCCCAGCTCGGACGCTGCGTAGGCCTCCACCCGGGCGCAGAACTCGGAGAACTCGGCCGTGGTCAGGTCCGCGCTGCTCTTGCCGATCACGTTGCCATTGGGCAACTCCTCGACACCAATGAACATTTGCTTGAACGCTTCATGCCAGTTCTCGGCGCTGTGCATGCGGCCATCGGCCGTGGTCGCCTGCTGCGCGATCTGGGCAAGAACGCCGCCGCCCCAGTAGCGGCGGTTCTGCGCCTTTGTGCGCTTGCGCCGCCCAATGGTCAGCACCCACCGGCCACCGCCCTGCAGCGCATCCCGCAGGAATGGGTACAGCTGCGACTGGATCAGGCTCCAGGCCTGGGCGCGGTTGTGCAGCTCCAGTTCAAGGCGGTCAGTCATTGCGATCCTCCACGCCACGCAGCCAGAAGACGATGCGCTGCATTACACCGAGCCTCGGCTGCCATGCATCGAAATCGCGGCCACACATATCGGGATACTTCCGCTCCACATCGCAGTGGAAGCCGGAATACATGCAGCGGCCATAAGACCGGTGCTCGCATGTGCTGCAAGACTTAGGGATCTTGCTCATGCCTGAGCCCCCTTCCCCGCCCGCACCATGTCGGCGAGCTCGTCATGGCCCGTGATGGCGTCAATTTCGGCCATGGCGCGGCGTAGGTAGATCGCTTGGTCGAGGGCCTCTTCGTATGCGTGCTTGAGCCACTGGCGCAGTTCCAACGGGTTCTGGGCCACAGTGGTGCCGTATTTGTGCAATCCGAACTGCTGGCGGCGCGCGATGTCTTCGCAGACCTGGGCCTCGGTGCCGGAGGGTTTGCCTTTTTCATCCTCTTCGATGCGCTCGTGCAGAACATCGATGTACTCCTGCGGGTTGCAGTAGCGGCAGCCGTCGCCAGTCATGCGCTGGGAGAAGGTGCAAATGCACTTGTCTTTGCTCATGCAACCTCCTTCGGCGCCTGAGCAGCAGCACAGCGCAGGATCGCCAGGCGCATGCGGTCCCAGCGCCGGGATTCGTCGGGGACGTCTTCGACAAAGGCCTTTCTCATCCTCAGGGGGCCTCCGTCAATCGACGCGCAGACCCAGGGGCGGGTTTCCTCGGCGTGGTTGTGCTCCACGCTGATGCGCAGCGCGGCGACCAAGTCCATGCAGTATTCTGGATACAGCACCCCGAACTCGACCCACTTTTCATCGAAGCCAGCAGCCCGTGCCGCTGCTTCGAGCATTTCGCGTTCGCTCTGTGTCTCTGTCTTGCTCATGCTGCCTCCTTCGATGCCTTTTTGTCCTCGATAACTTGAATTGCGGAACTGCAACATTCCTCGCAGATGCATGCCTCGTCATCAACAGCCACAGCCATGTGAATAGCCGCCTTGGACGACATGCCGCAGAAGTCGCAGATGTAGAGCTTCTCGCCCTCTTCCAAATCGATCCTCATTGCCCCACTCCTTTGTTGATCGGTTGAGTTACTGCATGTCGGGCGTGTAGAGCACAAGCGGCTCTTCGCCATGGGATGCAACGAATTGCTGGCTGTCGCGCTCGAACCAGAGGCCGATGGAGCCTTCCCACTCGCCATTGCGCTGCTTGTCGCAGATAAGCAGGCAGTCGGGCTCCTTCACGTCGGCCTCGTCGGTTAGCAGGCCCTCATCGCGCTTGCGCTCCTTGGGCTTGTTGCGCCACACAGCGATCACGTTGTCCACTTGGTCAGTGATGGCGCCCGAGCCCTTCATGTCGTACTTGTTGGGCTTGTGGTCCTCGCTTGCAGGCTTCTTGATGTGGTGGATCAGATGGATGTGGATGCAGTGGTCGCGGGCAATTGCGGTGAGCTCGTCAACAAAGAGCTTCTGGCCGTTGTAGTCGTCCTCGCCCTGCACGCACTTCATCAAGCTGTCCACGACGAAGTGAGTGACCTTGAGTTCAACCGCGGCGTAGCGGACAACTGCACAAACCTGTGCAGTTGTGACCGTGCCCTGCTGGTCGTACAGCCACAGCTTGTTGTCGGTCCAGTCGCGGAACTGCTCGTAGGTGTCGATCAGGATGCGCTGGCCGTCGTCGTTGCCCGCATAGGCCGGGTGCGCGGGGTTCGTGCCCGACCACTGCCGGCCCATGCGCTCCAGCGTCTTGATGGGCTTCATCTCGAAGCTGGCGATTGCCACGCGCTCGCCCTGCCCGCACAGCGACAGCGCGACTTGCCCAGTGACCAGCGACTTGCCGTTGCCGTTTGCGCCGCCCCAGAGCGTCACCTCGCCAGGACGAAACTGCACCAGCTGGGCCGTCTTGCGCCACGGCATGAAAGCCTGCTTTGCGCGGATCGGGTTGCGAATCCGGTCGATCAACTCCTGCACCCAGGACGATGCTGGAAGCACCTTTTGCTGCGCGTCGGTCTCGTGCTCGTAGGCAGCGAAATCGATGTCGTCAGGCGTGAATACGTTTGCCATTGCCGCCTTGCTCCTTCGTGTAAAACCAGATTTCGTCGGTCATGGCGCAGCACAGAATGGCTGGCTCAACTGCCCGGATTGCTTTGAACAAACGCTGTGCGCGCTCTTGGCCTCGGTTGGCTTCCAGCACCACGCCCAGCTGGCGGCAGAACCGCACGTCCAGGCGTTCAGGGCTGTCTTCCTGGCCCACGACCACATGCGGCGTGAACAGGCCGTTTGCCGAGCTCGGGATGCGGTGCCATTGCTGGGCAAGCTCGATTGCGAACTCGCTGTCACCGTCGATGACGTGGACCACGTCGTAGGGCAGCACGCCATCGCGGCGCATCTTGAGCAGGGGCGTATGGCCGATCACACGAACCTCCCGCAGGTGTCGCCACCGCATGCCGCCAGCTTCAAAACCGGCTCGTCATCCCATCGGCCCTGGTTCAGCCATGTCGCCGGGTTCGGGATGTACTGCCCCCCGTCCTTCAGCCATTGGTCCGACTGCGCCTGCGTCTCCACGGCTTTCAACATCCGGTCCAGCAACGGTTGATCCGGCTTGCGTTTGTCGAAGGCTTTGCGGGCGTCATCCTTGCCCACCTTCTTCGGGTAGGTCTTCCAGAAGGCGTCGAACAACGACGAGTCACGCGACGCGTCATTCCTTTCCTTTCCTTCCTTTCCTTCCTTCCTTCCGCTTTCACGCGTGGTTGACGCGTGGTGCACGCGTGCCGGTATCAGGCTCTCAGACTCCCTGTTGTTGATGATTTGGTGCTTGGCAAACGTGGGGATCTCGGCATAGGTCTTGCCGTCAACCTCGTAGAGCACCACGAGTCCCGCGTCTGTGAGTTCAGTGCCAAGCACATCAACGTCACAGTTGTCGCCGGGCAGGTAGCGCAGCTTGAACGTCTTTGGCTTCCACTCGAAGCGGCCTTCACGGTCTGCCTCACACCACAGCGACACGTAAAAGAGGCGTGCAAGTGGCGACAGGGACACGATGTCTTCGCTTGTGAAGAACTCAGGTTTGATAGTGCGGATGCGTGCCATTTGGGGCCTCTAACTTTCGAGTTACTGCTTAGCTACTTGCTAGCGAGCAGCGCGGAAACCGAAGAGCCGCGCGAGAGTGCTCGGCTTGGACTTTTTTTCATCGTTGTCAGCAGCAGCCAGGAGGGTCTGCAGGGCGAAGTCCTCGAAGGACTTGCCGGACCTGTCTGCTAGCTTTTGAAGAGCGCGCATGCGCTTCTGGTCAACGCCGGAGAAGTCCAGCGCCATTGGTTCATCGTGGGGATCAGACAAGTCCTGCATGGGATGTCTCCTGTGTTCTAGGCATTCAGCAGGGCGCCAAAAGCGTTCCTGTCAAGCCCGTGGCGCTGCCTAGCATTGGCCGCATGACGACGCTCTTCTTCCATCAGCTCCTTGTCTGCCAGGGCCAGGAGCGCATCCAGCAAAGTCGGGGCCACAGCGCCACCGTTGGACTTCATCTCAGCCCAGGCAATCAGCTTCTCGCGCTCTTCCTTGCTGGCGCGCAGCAGGCACAGGGGTTTGCGGATGAGGTCACGGTTTTGGTACGACATAGGAGGCTCGGAAACTTTGTTGTTGGGTTAGCGGGAGGCAGGGGCGCGGCGCTTGGGCTGCGTCTTCTTGTCTTGGGCTTGGAAGTAATCCAGCAGCGGCTGGATGGTCTGCACGCCGGGGTTCTCGCGGTCGTTGCAGGCGATCTTTCGCGGCAGGGTCTTGGCCACGCCGGCTTCAGAAGCGATCAGCTCCCACCGTGCGGCGCCTTCTTCACGCAGCCGACGCTTGAGAAAAGAAATGATGGTTTCCATGAGGACTGAGCATAATCCCGAATTTGGGATTTTGTCAATCCCATTTTTGGGATGCACAGCTTGCGAGACTCCGCGCATGGATTCCGCTCCCCGTCACATACTTGCCAAGAACGTCCGCGCGCTGATGAAGGCATCACGCAAACTCACCACGCTCCAGAAGCTGGCCGATGCCTCTGGCGTCTCCAAGGGGGTGGTGGAGCGCATGACCAAGGCTGAGGCCAACACAGGGATCGATCACCTAGAAGGCATAGCCAAAGCCTTCGAGATCCCTTTGTGGTTGCTGCTATCAGAGGACTTGGATCCGCTGACCAAGACACATGTGAATGTCTGGCCTTTTGAGGAACTGAGCCCGTATCAATACGCAGAGCTCCCGGACCGAAAGAAGGGCGCTATTGAGGCCAGGGTGCTGGACCTCTACAGAGAATGGGAAATCTCGCAGAAGGCTAAAGATGACTGATCAACAGAGCTCACACAACAATCAGTTCGATGTCTATGAGGACTTCCCGGAAAGGGTCCCACCGGAGGACCTTCATAGAGGCCGCATGGAAAGGCATGCAGATGACCTGCACAAAGCCGTGTATTCAATCTACCTATTGCAAGTTGAACGTCGCGACGCAGATCGAATTCAGGTTGTCGAAATCCGCAAAGAGCTAACCGGCCTTAGGAGAGATCTGAACTGGCTGCTCTTGGTAGTGTTGGTCCTGACTGGATACATCCTCTACAAATACTGATGGTGACAGCCTGTATGGTGGCTACCGCTTGGTCAGCCGCCTGATTTCCAGTAAGCATGCAAGAGTCATTGCTTCTAGAAGAAAGATATTTACCGTGAGCCACCAAGACATTACTTCGTACTTGGCGCTTGTTGTATCTGTTGTAGGCGTTGTAATCGCCTGGATCAGTATGCGCCCTGAAGCGGAAAGGGCTAATGTCGCCGATAGGATGAAGATCCACATCATCGGCTTGGCGATGGCCGCCTTGCCCCTGGCTAGCATGGCCTTCGCCTTCAATGACAAGTTCACCGCAGCGGTTGCTTGCATGTTCGTCTCCTGTGTTCTGTACACGATTTACTATCTTCGTGGGAGTGGGCAGCCGGCAAGAATAGAGACGCTGATGCTAGTCGTGCAGTTCTTTGGCTTAGTCATGGCTGCCTGCTTCAGCTTTCTCGCCCGCTTGGCCCAGGTGGCCAGTGCTTAGGCACCTCGCCACGCTCGCCTACCGAGCTCCACTTCACGTTGCCAGCCAGGTAACGGCGCCCTGCCTCAGTGAGCCGGAGGCTCACCAGGCGATTCTTGAAGGGCAGCACCTTCTTCCTGGGGAACGGGATCCACACCCCATCTACTGACGAAGGCATCCAGTCACTCATCACAACCTCCTAGCCCGCCCCGTGCGGGCTTTTTTGCGTCTGCGCAGGTCAACAGCAACCAGCGTGAGAAAAATTTTACGCCAAATTCCCAAATTTGGGTTGACACCATTTCCCAGATCTGGGACATTACATCCCAGACGCAGCAACAAACGCGAAACGACCTCGGCAAGCGATACGGAGCCGGGAAGCCCGACAGGAAGCAGAGGGCAGGTCGAGCCTCAAGGGGCGCAGCAGTTGCGGCGGCGGGTGTCACGGGATCGGCCGGGCGCTGACTGTTCCAAGGGCTATCGATCAGCGCAGGTGCCGGGTGAGCCGGTGTGGAGCGGATACGAGTCCGGGGATCGCGTGCATGGGCACGGACGATGGAGCAACTCGGTAAGGCCGCACAAGCCTTCAAACAGCTTGAGTCACGGATTGCAGAAATGCATGCGCGCTGGGTACTGCACCCAGCGAGAGCTAAAAGCGCAGTCGCCGCCGGGACGGGTTCCCGGTGACAACCAGGCAGCCCCGCGCTGCGAAGGAGAGCACATGCGACACACCTGATCCTGGATGAGCAAAGGCTCCGCGCGCTCGAACAGAGCGAACGGGACTGGGAGCTTCTTTTGGAAGAGTGCTCCGTCTGACCGCCCCCCTGAGCGAAATCAGGGGAAAGACCAAAGCGCATTCGCCGAGTGCGCTTCGTTTTTTCAACACAGGAGCAGCACAGCATGACAGCGAAGATGAAAGCGCCCATCCAGATCGATCTGAAGATCAAGATCACCAATGGGAGCCAGGACGGCGTCGTGACCATCGGGATGGGCCATGCCTGTTTCCCGACAGAGCAGGAATTCCGCGACCGCATCGCCAAGTTCGTGGATGAGGAAATGCCCGACGGCTTCCGCCTGATGACCAAGCGCGAGTGGTTCAACAGCCTGTTCGGCCAGTGCGCTGAGCAAGACGAAGACGGCGAGACCACCTACATCGACTACGCAATGCCCGGCGGCAACGACTGGGACGCCTGACCAACGCTCCCGGCTCGTAGCCGGGGCACACCAAGGAGATGAGATGAACGATAGGAAGATGGTGAAAGGCCTCATGCATAGCTTCGCATGGGCCCGTGACGACGGGAAGTTCTTCCAGCACATCGATGACAACGGAGGCTGGCCTGTGGGCTTCAAGTACGTCGGTTTCGAGCACACCGAGGAGCGAGCTGCTGGTTTCACGAATAGCAGAACGAACAGCGGATGGTGGACTGTTGTAGCGAGCAGCGACGACTACTACATGTGGAAGCTGTCTCCCGATGCCGTGCGCCGAATTATCGAAGGCGTCTGGCGCAACGCGACGGTCTCCGTGAATCGCGCAACGCTGACCATGAGGAACAGCATGGACAGCCCCACATCGTTCTCCACGAACCCCTGACTCCTCCCGCCCTGGCAAGCCCAGGGCCCATCACGAAAGGATAGACGGTGATCTTTCAACTGCTGGAGATCATCGCCACCGCCATCCAACTCACGCAGCCCGCGCCGTACACGCAACAAAGGCTAGTGAGCCATGAAGCTGCGACAGCCTTTCCGGCTGCAGCACCTCGGCGGTGGCGATGGTGATTCGGGTGTCTGCCTGTACGGGGCAGTGACCCGCCAAGAACATCGTCTTGTGGCCCACGAAAGCGGCCAACTCAGACCCAGAGACCGTGGGTGACTCTCAGGAAAGACTGAGGCCATCACATCTGCAACTGGGTCCCTCGGGATAGTGCTGCAGCTCTGCCGGTTGCAGTTGTGATGGTGAACGCGCAGTTGCGATGCGCTACGAGTGCCAGTTACTGGACTGGTTCGACAAGCTATGACTCTATGGTGCGCGGAATAGCGGGCTCGCTGGCAAATCCTCCGAGCAATAGGCTCCCGCTGCAAACGTAAGGACACCAAGCCGGACAAGCAACCGGCCACCATCAACTTTTCCAGCCGCGCGCGCCCAGGAATCGGGGATTGATCGCACGGAACGTGGCGCGCACCACGCGGCTTTTCTACAGCACAGGCTCTGCAATGCAGGGCCTTTTTTCATGGCCTGCGGGCCGCACACAGGAGAAATCATGTCTGAAGCCCAAAGCACCATCATCACCAAGGCCCGAGTCAAAGCATGGGAAGCATGCTCGTCTGGATACAGCTGGTTCCTGGAGAACTACAAGCCCGCCGAGGCCGAGTTTGTGCCGGTATATCAGCACCTGATTCGCGATGACCGTGGCGGCGATGCCGATTGGCTGATGGGCAAGCTGTTCCCAGAGATCAGTGTGGAGCTGCGGGTCAAGCTGGTGACGCAGATTGCTGGCGCGGACGAGAAGCTGATTGCTGAGCAGCATGCAGCTGGTGCTCCTGGCGTGTCCACAGAAGACTGGGCCAACGCAGCGACGACGGGCTACCGGGCCAACGCAGCGACGACGGGCGAAGGGGCCAACGCAGCGACGACGGGCGAAGGGGCCAACGCAGCGACGA